ATCAGGGCCGACAAGAGGCCCGGGCCGTTCGGTAGAGTCGCCGGTCAGAACCACCACGTCGGAGTGGCGGAATAGGTAGACGCGCTAGGTTGAGGGCCCGACGCCCGGCGTATCTCCTGGGTGCGTTGGGTGCCCATCAGTGGCGTTGAGCAGGACGTTCGCGCTGGCTTGGTGAGGTCCCGTCCGGTGGATACCGGCGTGTACCGCGCCGTCGGGTTGCATCTTGGGTTGCAACCGGCGACGTGGGTCGGGGCGTAAACTCTTTGCGTGCAGTACGTCCACTACGAGCCCGGCTACGGCTCAGTCGTCCTCAGTGTCATCGAGGGCCGGGCCCCGAAGCTGTTCTATCTCGCGGGCGAGCCGCCGAAGGGCTTGCGCGATACCTGCGAACGTCGCAAAGAGGAACTCGTTCGCGTCCTCTTGTCGGAGCGTCCCGATGCCGGCGCGGACAGCGTCGGACTCCTCGGGGATGTGACCCCAGGCCAGCCAGAACGGCTCGTGGGTTAGACGCACGTCCAGCAGCTCGATAACTTCCATCTCCAGGGGTCCGGGCATGTCCCACGGGTCGCTCATGGGTCAACTCCTCACAATCCGTCGCGGTGCTTTGCGGGCACCGTAGACGGACCCCTGCTGACCTAGAGCCCCAACGTCCGCAGGACCCGGCGCAACTCGCCGTTGGTCTTCCGGTACGCGTAGCGCCGGGCCACTCGGCGGGCGTACGGGCCCGGGCCCTTGGCCGCGGCCTGGACGTTGCCGAGCTGGCGAGCAGCCAGGTAGAGGTTGCCGCGGAGACTCCGGCGCCTACTCATCGGGCTCGTCGGGCTCGGGCAGCGGCCCGAGGTCGCCCTCGACGAGCCGCTTGTACTCCTCAATGGACTCGTCCGACCAGACCCCGGTCAGCGCTACCTCATCGGCGATACGGTGCGCTACCAAACCGGTCTGTATGTGGCCGCTGTTGACGTGCCCGTCGCCGACGGTTCGCCACACCGCCGCCCGTTGCCGGGCAATCGTCCGGTTCGCCTTTTCCTGCTTCATGTCCTGGGCGAGGAGCTTGAGCATCTCGGCGAGCGACATCCCATCGTCAGCCGACGGCTCGGGTTTGTCGGCGGTCATCGCTTCCTTGTCCCCTTTGTCGGACGACTCGTGGGTCCCTCCTGCTCCTGGCGCTCGAGCTCGGCCTCGATGGCCCGGACGACCAGGGCGCGCAGGGACTCACGGCGCCGGGTGGCAGCCATCTTGGCCCGGTAGTGGAGGTCCTCGTCAAGGTCGATGTTGATACGCGTCGTGTCTCCCACGGTAGGTGTCTCCCGGAACGACAGGGGGGTTGCTTACGACTGTAGCAACAGTTACGGTCATAACTACCCGGCGGGCGGGGGTCCCGCCGGGAAGGAGGGAACGATGGCGGCGGGACAGGTGGTCTGCATCAGCGACGTCGAGGTCGGCGACCTCGTCGCCGTGGGCAAGTCGACGTGGGTCATGGTGGGGCGGGTCGTCACCGACGGCGACGGCACCCGGCTGTTCTGCGAGTCCAGGCTGCGCATCCACATGCCGAGCGACGCACCCGTCCGGGTACGGCGCCACGACCACCCGCCGGCGGCCTAGCCGTGGCCATGCTCGTGCTCGTGCTGGCGTTCTACGTGACCATGGTGTACGCCGCCGTCTGGCGCCAGCGGCACCGCTGACCCACAGAACCCGCCGTCGGTCCTCTCCGTCCGACGGCGATAGGGCGGCGAGACCTGCCCTCGCTGCTCCGAGCAGCCCTCGGTCCCCGCCCGGCCGAGGGCTGTTTCGCGTCTACCGGGTGCTGGCCACGGCGTAGTTCTGCCGCCGGCCCCAGCACGTCGAGCACAACCCTTGGCGCAACCTGACCGTCCGTTTCGGACACTCGTTACAGCGCACCGGCTCACGCTCTGACGGCGCCGGCTTGGGCTTGCTCCGCAGCATGCGCCTGCGTTCCTTCTCTGTTGTCTTGCCCCACACGCCGTCGACAATCCGGTTTAGGAGCGCGTACCGCAAGCACTCGTCGACGACCAAGCATTGTGCGCAGATGGCTTTGACCGCGAGCGCCTCATCGTCGGGACCCGGGAAGAAGTCGACGTTTGGGTATTCCTGGCAGAGCCCGTCTCTCATCCACCCGCGGCCACCGCCGAGCAACGTCTCGATGATGGTGGTCATCGGCAGTCGTTGCAGAGCAGTCGTGGCGCTGTGGCGACGGTGTAGACGAAAGCGCAGCCACACCGGGCGCACACGCGCCCGGCCACGCTGCCACGTGGCGCGTGACAGCGACCATTGTGATACGCCACCCGGCAACGGTCCCGGCAAAACCTGTGGGTGCGCTTGATTGGCGAGAACCACGAACCGCAGTATTGGCAACGCCGGGCCAACCCGGACTCGACGGCGTCGGTCATCACCACACCCTGGGCTGACGCGGCGGCGCGGCACCGAGACCCCACAGCGCCAGCGTGACGGCTACCAGTGGCGAGATATCGACGCTCGAGCTCTTACGGCTCCATGCCCACGAGTCCGCCAACTGGCGCCGGCTGGCGCCGTCGAGCGCGGTGACGAGCTCCGGTGTGCCGAGATGGCGTAACCGGCCCTGCGTGACAGCGTCAAAGAAGACGCCACACGCCTGGGTCATCTCCCTGGCGTCGACGGTGAAGCTCCGCTTCAGCCGTTGCGCCGTCAACTCAGGGATGAGTGACCCTGCCGGCCCGGCAGGGTCACACCACACGCCTACCGGTCGGTGGACCCTGACCAACTGCGCCACGCGGTCCACAACCCAGTTGGTGCCGCGTCGGTGGTCGACTACCTCGACGTGGATGAGCCCGTCCTTGCGCTTCCCTGCGCACGCGATGGCGGCGTGGGAACGGTCCGGCGACACGTCGAACGCCAACGCCACCGGGTCGCCGGCGCTCGAGCGCGGGTCGGCCAGTGCGAGCCACACGTCGATGGGGACCACCGGCTCTGCCGACATGGTGACCCAAGAATTCAAGTACGCCCTACGGAATTCGCTGAGCGGCATCGACGCGAAGTCGGCCGCCACGGCCGACTCGCTGATGGTGTGACCGAGTGCCGGCATACAACTGCGCCACGTCGCCGGGTCGGACGGGTCGGCGTCGTCCTCGGCCGACCACTCGAAGTACGCCACGCCGGTGTTGATTCCCTGCTCGGCGAGCTGCCGGCCGGTCTCGACCTTGCTCCACAGATACGGTGACTCGTCGGGCGTGCCGGCCGTCGACACGACCCACATCTGCGGCTGGCTGCGCGTAATCATTGCAGGTTTTAGGGCTTGTTCGAGCCTGGCGTCAGGATGGGCGAACGCCTCGTCGAGGATGCCGAGGTCGATGCTCCCGCCGTGGCCCGTCTTCCGCGTCGTCGCCACCAATCCCACGTGCGACCCGTTGGTGAAGATGAGCGCCTCATGCCCGTTGGTCAGTCTCACCCGGTACTGGCCACAGAACGCCGACCCGTTGAGCACCGGCAGCCAGTCGTCGATGAGCTTCTTCCGAGCGTCGGCGCCCGTCTGGGCGGTGTAGCGGACCTGTTGCTGTGGCGCCATGAGCGCCCGGGCCAGGACGAGAACCAGCAGCAGCTGCGTCTTGCCCGACTGCCGCGGGACGGTGAGCACGACGTCCCGGTACGCGAACGCCTTGGTCACCGGGTCGACCTCGAGCGCCACGTCGGCGACCTGCTGTTGCCACGGCATCAACGGCGTCCCGAGCTGCGCGGCAATCTTCGCCGCGGCGCCACCGAGCGTCGGCCGTTCCGGCGTGCGTGGCGTGGCCCAGCGCGGGTCGCAGGTCATGTGAACAGGGCGGCGATGAACGACTCTTTCGCCGCCGGGTCGTCGGTCAGCGCGGCGATGACGGCGCGTAGCTCTTTGGCGATGCCGGCCGTCGCCATGGCCACAGCGCCCGAGTCGGACAGCGCCGAGTCGTCGAGCTTGCTGGCCAGCGCCAGCGCGATGGACGCCAGGACCTCGTGCTCGTCGTCGAGCTCGTCGAGTCCGACGAGCAAGCTCTCGACGGACTCACGGACCCTACGGGTGGTCACCACTCGCGGGACGTCCGACGTGGTTGGGTGGCCGGCCTGGCGCCCTTGCTGGCGTTGCACCCAAAGTGGCAAGGTCTGAGATTGGCCGGGTCAAACGCAATCCGGCGTCGGGTCTCGTAGTCGAGACCCCGCAAACGCTTGCGAGCGATGACGTGGTCGACGGATGGCGACTTGGGCGACCTTGGCGGCGCGCCAAAGTCGAGCGCACCGCCGCACACGTGGCACCTGGTGGCGTTGGCCAGCACGGCATCCCGGGCCCGGGTCCACGCCACCCCGCGGAGCAGTTCAGCAGCCATCGGCGACCCTTGAGAGAGAAATATCGTGCCGTGATATTGTCCGCCATTCTTGCGCATTCTCTCGGCATTTAGCGGCATTCCGGCGCATTGTTGACCGATTCACCGACGCCTCATCTCCTCCCTGATGACCCGCCGCGCATCATCGGCCGTCGGCGTCTTCATGCCCTCGAGCCGCCTCATGACCCGGCGCTCGATGGTCATCCGCATCTTGCGTCGGGCCGCTCGCTCGGCGATTGGGTCGTAGCCCGGCGCTCGGCGTCGCTCATCGTTGGCCAGCTCGTCCGCGGCGGCACGCTGGGCGAGAATCGCAAAGACGTCGGTGCTCGGAAGAATCGGCAGGTCCATCGTCTGCTCCTCGTCTTGATGCCTATGCGCTCACGGGGTTTTGAGGGGCCGCTTGGGGAAGTCCGCGACGATGCTTGCTCGAAGATTTCAGCCCTTAGCCAACGTCTTCAGACGTTTGCGGAACTCACTGTTGCGGTTGGGTCGTAGCGCGACCGGCTGCTTGATGCTGCGCACGCTCACGAGCCCGGCGGTGTGGTCGCTTGCCGCTTGACCCGAGCTGATGATGGACACGTCACCGCCTGCCAAGTTGACCTCGTCGATGTGCCGCTCGCTCTCGCCGTTCAGCCACCGGTCCCGGCTTACACGGAAAGCGAAGGACATACTGTCGGCCGCGCCGCTACGGATGGCCGACTCGACCACTTGCACGTCGGGCCGGTTGCGGTCGAGCCACGCCGTGGCCTTCAGCCCGGTCAGGTCGCCGGTCGTAACCTCGCGGAGCTGCAGGTGGCCGACGGTGCCGGGACCAGTACCGCCGCGGGTGCTGGCGAACGCCAAGCCGGAGTGATGGGCGTTGAGCACGCACACGGCGCGGTCGCGCAACGTACGTGCGAACGCTCCGGGTGTGACGGTCTCGGCATACTCGCCGAACATGTCGCTCATCGGATACGACCGGCCGGTGATGCTGGCCCAGCCCTCGAACGTCAGGACGTCTGAACCGGTGACACCGTCGATGCCGCGCACTTCCCACTCGACGTAGTCCGGGCAGCGGTGGACCTCACGCACGCCGCGATGTGCGAGCCTGTACTCGCGACGTTGCGCGG